GAGCGTCAGCTGATAGGCTTCCTGCTCGGTGGTCTGCCAGGTGATGCGCGGTCGCGGGCCGGTGGACTGGATCACGACGGACGGTGCGGACGGAGCGTTGATGGCGATAAACTCTGCCTTGTCGCTCCATTCCGACGGCGTGCCGTCTGTGTTGTAGGTGCGCACGCGCCAGTATTTTGTTCCGCTTGTGAATTTTTTCGCCGGAACGTCGTAATACTGGTTTTCTCCCGTGACTGTCGCAAGGGTGTTCCAGGTCGTGCCGTCGGCGGACCATTGCAGATCCGCCTTGCTCTGCGGCGTGCCGGTGGAAATGATGTGCTTCCACGAGAAGCGGTTGGCGATTGTCGCGTCGATGACGATGCCGGAAGGGGAGACGGGCTTAGCCGTCGGGGTAACGTCTGTTGTCGTGATCTCCTGCCATGCGGACGTCGTTGTCGTGCCGCTGTTTGCCGTCACCTTTACGCGCCATTCGAGCGTCCCGGACGGGAATGTGTTTGCCGGGACCGTGCAAGCGGTCGTCGCGCCAGACACGCTTATCGTTTTTGATGTGCTTGCGTTTTTTACGCGCCACTCAAAAACAGCGGAGGTTTGTTTTATCTCCGCGAAGCACGTCTGTGTAAGATCTGTGTCGTCAGTGGTATCCCATGTAAATGTATTTTTTTGCGTTCTGTTTACAAAAGCCCCTGACGACGGTGCGAAATTCTCCGCCTTTATTCCTACATTATCGTTAGAGTATTCGCACTCAAGGAATGGTTTGTATGATGATTTTGCACCATAAAAAATCGCCTCTGATGCGTGTCCTTCTCTGCCCGTTATAAAAGCAAACAAAAAGCCGTTGCGCAGACCGTGCTCAAGTCCATTCTTCTCCGCTGCATTGTATTGCGACATTGTGAATGTCACCTGCGCCTGTACAACTTTATTGAGTTCGGTCCAACTTGCCGACCCGCTTGTTGATCCATCGTTCAACTGCTGCGGCTGCTTCGCATGTGTCGCCGTACTTACATCAAGCGGTTCTTTCAGCCCGAGCGCATAGGCTGATATATACGCTGCCCCCCAGCTCCCCAATATGCCTTTCGTTGGCATTGCATATAGCACAAGCTTAACCTTTGTAATGCGTTTGTACTTGTACGCTGCTGCCGGTTCTCCGAATTTCAGTAGTATGTTGTCCCACCCTCCGAATGTTCCGGAATGGTTTGTAAACGGCTCCACAAACAACTTGTATTGCGTAAGATCCGAGAAGTTTGTGTTCGGATAGTTTTTCGCGACTGCTGTTGATCCACTCGCCGGTACTGTAAAGGTTGCCATTTACTTCGCCCCCATTCTGGCTGTGATGCGTGCGTTTTTGGCGATGCGGAGGATGGTGTCTAGGTCGTCGACGTGATCCACGTATACGGTGGTGTTGTAGGTATCGCCGGATGTGTAGCGCGTCTCGCTGGCCGTCTGGATGCGGGAGCCGGACGGCAGGAAGATCCGCTCCGGGCCGTTTTCGTTGACCCGCGTGAAGCCGCCATACCAGTTGTCCGTGCCGGAGGCGTTGCCGCCCAGATAGCGGCGAACCCATTCGTCCTCTGTGATGCCGATGGTGGACGGATCGCCGCGGGCAATCGCGTCCTCGTAGGCTTTGGAGAGGTCTGCCGCGCTCTGCCCCCACTGCTGCGCTGTGTAGCTGTCGAGCAGATTTTGGTAGTTGTTTCCGTTTCCGCTGGAGTAGCCGAAACCGAGCGCGTGCGTCATCTGTCCCCAGCCCTCGCTGATGTGGCCGGTGCTGAAGTTGATAACGCCTTTTAAAAGCTCCGCCGCGTCGGCCATGAGCGCCATTACCTTTGCGAGTGGCTGCAATGCCTTGGTCAGCGCCGGGACGCGGTTGTTGGAAAGGTCGGACATGGGATTGAGGATATCGCCGACGGTCTCCAGCAGCATGCCGAAGGCGTCGACGATGCCGGAGTCCTTGAGCGCCTTGCCGCCGTCCTTTACCATGGTTGTCACGTCGCCGTAGAATTCTTCGAGATACGGGGCGAATTCGGCGGACAGCTGGTTTTTGACGCCCTCCTGCGTCTTTTGCAGGCGCTGGTATGCGTCGTCTACCGCGCCGAGGGCAGAAAGCGCCTCGTCGTCGAGCACATACCCGACGTTGTGCGCCTCGTCTGCGTACTCCTTCAGAGTTTTCGAGCCTTGGATGATCAGCGGATTCAGATCCTGAGCCGAGCGTCCGAAAATGTCCATGGACATTGCGTCCCGCTCAGTCTCGTTTTTTACCTGCCCGAGCGCGTCAATCGTTTCGTAGAAAACGTCGTTCGCGCTGCGCATGCTGCCGTCGGCATTGGTCACGGAGACGCCCAGTGCCTCAAAGGACGCCTTTGCATTTCCGGTGCCATTCATAGTATCCTGCATATTATTGGTCAGCTTTCGGAGGCTGCCTTGCAGGGTGTCGACGGATACGTCGATCAGCTCGGACGCATAGGCAAACTCTTGCAGCTGCTGTGTCGATTGCCCGGTCTGCATGGAAAGCGTGATGATGTTGTCGGCAAACGCGGCGGACTCCTTTGTCATGGAGATCATGGCTTTTTCTGCCTTGACAATCGCCGCCGCGACGGCAGCAAAGCCGCCTGCCAGCGCCAGCGACTGTGTATCGAGGCTCCCCATGGCGTTCATGGAGGACTTCATGCCGTCCGGCAGCTGAATGCCGAGCTTGGACGTCAGGCCATTCACCACGTCGCCGAGGTTGCCCATCTCCTTGCTGGAGTCGGCGATTTTCTGCTTGTTCTCGTCTACCTGATTGTTCAGGTTGTTTAATTCTGCCTCTGCGTTATTGAGGCTTGCCTGCCACTGCATGGTGCGCTTGTCGGCCTCGCCGTATTTTTCGGCGGACTGCTGGAGCGCAGCCTTGAGATACTCGATCTTCTCCGCCTGCGTGGAAATCTTGCGCTCTAAGACGTCATTCTTGGCGTTTAGGGCCTCTACGCTGTCCGCGTTCTGCGCGTAGGCAGAGGATACCTTGCGCATTTCCGAGTCCAGCACCTTCATGCCGCTGCCGATCTCGGAAATTGCCTGCTTGTATTCTTTTTCGCCCGAAAGCGTAAATTTTGTATTGATGCTCGGCATGTTAGGTGCCTCCGTTCAGATAGGCCGATAGGCTCTGCGGCTGTTCCTGCTGCTTTTGCGGCGCAAGCGCGTCAAGCAGGAGCGTTATGCGGCGCGGGGACATGGTTTTCCAGAAATCCCGCTCCGGCAGATGCAGCCGGAAGAGCCAGATTGCGAGATAGCCGGGGAAATCAAAGCCCAGCTGCTTCGGTTTCCCCGGCGGTGTCAGTTTTTTTCGTCTTCCGACGTTTTTTCACCGAGTTCTTCCTCCGTCGGCGTGACTGCAGCCTGAATCATCGGGTAGATCCGCGTCCCGGCCTCCAGCGTCTGGTGCATGGTGAGCTTCCGGCCCAGCTGCTTGCTGGTAAAGCGCAGCGGAAGGCCGTTTTCATCGGTGATGCCCTGCGTGTCTGCGGCGTCTGTCAGCATGGCGGCCAGGAAGGCCAGCGTGCTTTTGAGGCCGTGCACCGTATTCAGCGCGCGCAGCAGATTGCCGTCATATTCGTCCTGCACGTCGCCAAGTACGTTCATGTTGCAGGAGAGCCGGTATACCCGGCCCTCGAATTCATAGTCAATGGTTTTCAGTTTGGTCGTCTCCATCAGGTCTCACCCAACTTTCCCTTGATCCAGGCAACGGCCTCCGCCGCGGTGTCGACGGTCTCGGTCTCGAGCAGCAGCTCGTCGGTCGAATCGTCTGCGAGGAATTCGCCGGTCGTCGTCGGCGTGTTGAACTGGATGTTCTCGCCCTTGGTCTGGTAGGATAGCGAGGGCGGGCCGAACAGCACCTTCGGCACCCACACGCAGGTGTATTTGGTCACACCGTCGATCTTATCCGGCGCGTAAAAGCCGACGCCGACGTAATTCGCGATGTCCTTGGCCGAGAATTTTAGATTTTCCTTGCTGGTGTCGGACGTGCAGCCATAAAACATGGTTTGCGCGTTCTTTTTCAGGTACTTGACAGCTAGCGAGATCGTGCCGCCGGTGGCAAGCTTGATGTATTCGGCAAGCTTGGATTCTGCGTACAGGCGGCCCTCGGCGAACTTGAGTTCCAGCTGCGCGCTCATGGCGTCGCCGACGTCAGTCGGCTCTGTGTAGGTCACGGTGCCGGACGTGTTTTTATACTTTCCCGCCCGGATGCCGCGTAAGTCAAAACTAGGCATTACAGTAAGCCCCTTTCTTTCAGCTTTTGTGTGAGGATCTTTTCGAGCTCCGCGTCGACGCGCTTTTTCGCGTTGCGGACGCCCTTCGTCCAGAAGTATGTTCCTTCGATTTTTCCGTATTGCTCATGGCGGCCATAATTTAAAACAAAAAGCACGGTCGCCCTGCGCGTTCCGTGCTCGTTTTTGCCGACTGCCGTGATGGTGATATACGGATCTCCGTTTTTGTCCTGCTTGATGGTTTTGCGGTATTTCACGCTGGATGCATATGCCTCGGTCTGAAACCCGCTCGCCTTTACCATTTTTTGCAGCTCTTCGACGATGATGTCCCCGGCGGCATACAAAAGTTCCTGCTGCATCTCGTCGTCAAACATATTCGCCTTTTGGAGCGTCGCCATGAGCTCATCCGTGCCTGAAAACGAGATCTTAGCCATATTCCGCGCCCTCCGTTTCGGCGATGAGCGCGATCTGCGTTCGGCCTGTTTCCTTGTCGTAGGTTTCCATGTCGACGGTGACGATGTAGCCAGCGGCCTCCAACGCGGCTTTTACGCGCTTTAAAAGCCCGGCGGCAAAGCCCTCGGCGAAGATGGAAACGGCGTACTGCACGCCGGTCTCGGCCTCTCCGCCCTCGGCGTAGAGCTGGCCGGACTGGCCGAGCAGCTGATAGGTGATGTAGGTTTCCTTCGCGCCCTTATAGGGCGGATGGCAGACCGGAACGCCCAGGCTTGATAGCGCCTCATAGATCATCATGCGCCGTCCCTCCGTTTGCAGGTCAGCTCGATTTCCTCTGTTTCCTGCCCGTAGCTGCGGACGACGTCAAATACGTCGGAGCCGCAGACGAGCTGCTGCTCGCCGCCG